CTTGTCGTCATAACGCGCCATTCATGGTGTCCAATCATTCGTTATACGATGTCACACCAGACGACGTATATTGGTCTTTTGTTACTCATAAGTGCCACACACTTGTCGCATGGCTTTACATACCACCCGAATTGTTCTCTGATTGGGCCGGTGTCACCACTGCGCGCATTTCATCAGACACTTATAATTTTTACAATTATCGTACCATCGGTGACGAATCGATTATGGATTTCAATGACCCATCTTTTTATTATCGTCACAACACTGCTAATTGGATGCGTTGGGGTCGTCTTAATGTTATTCATGGCGCAGACTTTGACATCGTTATTGAAGTTCAAGATGTCATTGGTATTATGTACAAATTGCGTTTCACCAGGGTGCCTGCATCTCGTGGCGCCCTTGGTCGTATGCTTCAACATTCATTTTTGCAAAAATTTACTCGTGTGCCAGATTTCTTTGCCTTCGCTGCATCCGATTTCACCTTGGCACATAAAGACATACCACTTATCACTATACCGTACCACATATACGTTCGTGCTTGCAACCAGGCTCTTAAAACACCTGAATTGAATGCTAATACTGTCCATCAATTTGTCTCGAGCATTTCACAACGTATTGATATAGCCGACAAAATTGTCAATTCTGCCTTCGATTGCGATTCTTTTGAATTAGATCGTGCTGTTTATTCCTTTGTTTTTATGTGCATCGCTGAGCGCACAAACCGGGCCGACGTTTTTCGTCGTACTGTCAAAGAGATTACAAGCACGTTACCTACTCATATGAGTTGTTTTGATCAGGCAGGTGATTGGATTACCGGTCTTTATCGTGGTTTGCGTAATTGGTTGATGCCGCGTCAATCATTCGGCTCTGCAATTTACGATGTCCGCGTACGCCCTTTTGACACCATACATTCACAAGATGAATTCTTCGTCCGTCGTATGATACGTGGCGAAGGCGTTATTTTAGCAGACATGCAACCGATCTTTCTACCTCCCACTTTCTTTCCTAGGTCGCCATTTTTATCAACGGATTATTTCACTGATCCACCGCATCTCATCAATTCCGGTCGGCTCGTTCTACCTCATCCGATTCCCATACCGCGGGTTGTCCAGTTCTTTCAACCTTCTACAGGTTGGGAATTTGATATTAGTCTTCTTGAACGTGACTCAATTCATCAGGAAGTTTCATCTGTCTTACCATCTGCACCATCTGCATCGGTTGATGTTTTTGTTTCTCCGCCGACATCACCGTTACCCGCTGAGCTCGTCGTGCGGCCATTTCTTCAACCACTCGTTTCTGTCGTTATGCCTTTAGTGACACCATCCAACAAATCGTCTCACAATTTTCGGCATAAATCACTAATTGATCGACGTCCTGGCCTTCCGCCTTCAGATTTGTCGTTTGACCCATTATTACCTATGTGTCGTGATCTTGAACTCTCACGCGTACCGAAAGCTACTTATGAGCTCCGTGAAAGATGTATGCTCAGTCGCAACCACGGATGCCCTACACGCGCCGCCGCCAAGCTTATTGAATTACTTGGTTCTTTTAAAATCAAACTTTCGGGTTATGTTTGTCATGACATCGGTGCGGGCCCTGGTGCTTTTGGACCTGTACTTAAAGCTGCAAAATGTGCATATTTACATGGCATCACTTATGATATACCTATTACCGAACGTAACATGCGGGCTTATGATTCAACTGAGCAAATTGATATCAACGCTCTTGTTGATTATGTGGTTCCGATCAACCCTGGGCCGCATTTTATCGTTTGTGACATAGGTGGCCGTCCAATTGCTGAACAATGTTATGATGCTGTTCTCCGCTATGCTAATCATTATAGTCATCCAGCTACTATTGTAGTTATCAAATGTTTCACACCAGCGGAGACTAATCCACGATCATTCTATCGCATTGCTCGTCTGATCGAATGTTTTCGTCAATTCGCCTTTACACGTTTGTTCAATTCTGGCGAACTTAATCATGAAATTTATCTCATTGGTCGTTATCCATCTTCGCCTGCCTTTCTCTCTGTACATGAGGATATTATTATACGCACTGTCTTCACTCAAATGGAACACCAACGTCGTGCTGCTGTTGCATCTTTTCTTGATTTTGGTTTACCGAACATGTTTAATGAGCCGACCGCTGGTGTTAAAACCTTTGATATGCGTATGACTGTTGACGTCGACGTTTGTCGTCGTTTCCGTGATGCTTTTATACTTGATGCACCAGAGTCGTTGAAAAGTGTCATTGGTAATGCCACTTCTGTGCCGCTTCTATTGGATTATGATTTCACCTTTTGTACCGGTGTTCCTGGTGCCGGCAAATCACGACTTGTCGCTTCGTTGAATAACCCTATCGTCGTTGTGCCCACCACTAAACTCATGGACAAATATCTCGCTAATGGTGTTCGTACCGTTTTCACTTTCCACGCTATATTTAAATGCAACGCACGTGGCCGTATTGTTGTCATCGACGAAGTTTTCACATTCTGGGAACCGTATTTATTCTTAATAATCACGCACCTCCGGCCTACTCATGTCTATCTTTTGGGGGACCCGAATCAAATACCTGCCATCGATTTCTCTGATGCTCGTCATTATCGTGATTTTAAGACTATTAATGTAACACCCGTCCCCGAATTCGACAACACCAACAGTCTCACTCTACCGCATGATTGCGCATTTCTGTTTCGTAATCTCGGTTACCCCCATATTACTACATCATCCACGGTTGTATCTAGCATTTCTTATCTTGATGTTGATATCAACTCTGTGTCAAAAATCAAAAGTGTCTTTAAACAAGCTCAACTTATGGTTGGTAATCAAGATACTGCGGATTTACATCGTAATCTTGAACCGTTGACCATCCATGAATCGTTGGGTGACCGTTTCCCGATTGTTCTCTTCTATGTTGATGATCTTGCGCTTTCGTCTGTCCTCAAAGATAGTATGGCGCATATTCGTGTCATGATGTCTCGTCACACTGATAAACTCATTTTTATCGGTCAAACCACCCCAATGAAAAGATATATCGATTATATCGGCAGCAATATGGAAATCAATCTCGAACGTTTCGGCGTTAAGCTACATGACGTTGATCTACCCGTAACCGAGTTGCAACGTGGTTGTTATAAGTTGAATTATCTGCCTATGGTTCGTATTAATTCACCGCTCCTTTTCGATGATGTCCACATATCCACGGTAATACCCATATTGGAAAAGTGTATGACCCGTACAAATCAAGGCTCTTCTGATTTTGCTGCTTTGATAAATATGAATATTCGTCATCATGGCGCTGGTCGTCTTATTATCAAATGGAATTCCTTCCTCGAGAAAATGCGGGGTACCAATATCCGTGGATTTTCTGTCGCCGATACGTGTTATGCTCGGCGACAATTTCCTACATCCGCATTCGCTCTTCAATGTATATCTGACCGATATACCAAACACGTCAATCGTACATCTGCTACAGTTTTAGTTGACGATGTTGTTACATTGATAGAGGGCGTCACTCGTTTTTCTGTTGATTTCACCGAAATGAAAATGGAATTGCCAATTTTTGATGACGATTTTACTAACAACGTCATTTCTAAATGTTCACCACAAGCACTCGCTGTTCTCGCGCGTTTGTATAATCTTTCGAAGGTCGAAGGTGTTTTGATATATCATGTCACCGAATATATGCGTGCTCTCGATAGCAAATGCATGCCTCGTGATCAAATTGATACATTGTTACAAGACACTCGTGATTTCTGGTTATCTTTCTTTCCTAAACGTCAGGTTAAACCGTCAATTAAAGATGGTTACGACACCGCTGATAAAGCTGGTCAAGGTATATCAGCGTATCCCAAACCGGTCAATCTACTTTATGCTGGTTTTGGCCGTATGTTATCTCAATTTCTTAAGAACATTTTACTCCCTCAGGTTATTTTTGCATCCAACATGTCTGAAGCTGAGTTGGGTGCTTATGTCGCCGCTGCTTATGAACGTTTTGGTACTAGTGGCGTTGAAGCCATTGTCCGTGCTTGCGCTGATTTCACTGAATTTGATAGTACGCAAGCTCAAATGGCACTTATGTTCATGTCTGTGTTTTATGTCGTTCTGGGTATGCCTCGCATCCTCATTGAGCGATATCGTGATCATACATCCAAGTGGGTGCTTAAGGACGACGTTATGAAGTTGATTCAGAATTTTATGATGCATTCCGGTTCTTTTGAAACACTCATACGTAATTCGTTTTATAATTTAGCTAACATCGGATGTATTTACACTTGGGACATTCTTGTGCTTCTTTTGGTCAAAGGTGATGATAGCGACCTTGAAGGTATTGGTGTGCGTTTTACACCCGGCACTTGGCTCGACGATCATGGTCTTAAAATCAAAAACGAGTCACCGTGTTGTTCTGATTTTGCAGGTAAATTTGTCGTTATGGGACTTTTTCCTGACCCGTTTCGTCGTTCAGTTAAATTCACCACTAGCGTTTATAAAGGTCGTGAACACTACGGCGATTCAATTCTATCTCTCAGAGCCGATATCGAATGTATTACTTCCCAACGGCACATTGAAGTTGGGTGTGCTATGACTGCACGTTACTATGCTGAAGCTGGTAACCTACGCAATCCACCCAGCGCGAATGAAATATACATACTTTTGTCGTATCTCAACGGATGTGCCAA